GCTCAAGAAAAAAGAGCTCACCCGAAACGTTACCATTCAGGATTCTGTAAATTTCAGTAAGCAGATAGAACGTAGCATCTTTCATAACTTATCTAAATCGGCTTCAATGTTGCGTGTCAAAAAGTCAAGTGCCGAATATGCGGCCGGAATAATGTGGGGCCGTGCGGGTAGGTTTACTTGCCTAATCCCACGCCCTTTTAGCCGTTTTGCCATAGTTTCAAATCCTCGCGGAACGTCAACACCGCCACCCGTACCGAACTCCAAATAAGGTGCGTATGTGGCGTTAGCTGTTAACCGTGCCGTGTACCCCGCATTTTCAACGGAGCCTTTTATGTTCTGACGGTGAAAACCGTATTGAACTGGGGCGGAACCCTTCGCCATTGTTTCGGCATATCCCGCCGCTTCTTCAATGTTCTGCTGTGCCACTTGCTTTACGGCTCTTTTATAGGCTTCTGCCTGCTTTCGCCATTCATTAAAATTGGTTAAACCGTTCATCGTGCTGCTGTAATTATTACCTTTTTATCATCTTGGGTGAATAAAACTGACTGAATCGTTAAGCGAAACGAACGGAACTTGATGTAGTAACTTTCGTCAATCACGTAATTAGGATTTTTCCAGAACTCTATCTTGTAGCTTTGGCCGAACTCCTGACGGCTGCCGTTGCTATCCTTGTTCGGGGCTAATTGCGTAATAATTGCGTTTACTGTGTCGTGAATTGTTTCGATTGATTCGATTACGCCACCCGCTGCATCTGTCGCTTTTGCCTTTGAACATATCTGAATTGGTTCACTAAACTTCTCCATCGTCCTTGTATCGTGCTAATGAGCGGTTTAAAATATCGTCCAATCTTGTTTTATCAATGCCTAAAGAAACCGAAAGAACTTGCTGTCCTTTTTGATAAACCACCCCGTCAATACTCGTATTGGTCAAAAAAACCAAATCGGTAATTTCTTTAATTTCTTCGGGAGTTAGTTTAGGCTTAATAGATTTCGACATAATTAAAATGTTTGCGTACTGATTGTTTCGGTGTCATATCGCTTTCAAAACAAGAGGCTACCGAGCGAATCAATAACTCTTTGATATTATTTGAAATAGACTGCTTTGATGTAATGTAACTTAGCTTGACACCGTTGGGAAACTCCCCAACTAAGGTAATGAAACCGCCCGTATCTAACAATGTGAACGAACTTGCATCAATCGCAACGCCTAAAAGGTCTGTTACGGTAACGGTTGTGTTTGCCTTAATTGGAAGAAACGGGAGGGGTTCATCATCACAAAATGTCTGCCAAGACACATTAACACTACGCTCGTCTATTAGTGTTACGTTCTTGAATTGCTCTAACGACTCACGAATAGACGTAATTAATCGAGTTAGTTTAGTGTCGTGAGCATCAAACGTTACGTTTAGATATTGCTTCACGTCCGATAAGCTAACTGGCTCTGCACCGATGGTTTCACCCGACTTCTTTACGATAATTCCGTAGGTCATTTTTTCGCTTTAGTGTTTTTTATTTCGGTAATAAAACCGTCTTTGATAAGTTCGTTTACGTATTCGGCAGGGACGTTCGTTAGAACTGTCCTTACCGCTACGCCTGCAAACTCAATTGCAACTCTATACATATTTTTTACGCTTGTAGTGCGGTAGCCGCCGTTGAAAATGTCCCCTTAACAAACGCACCCAGTTCTGGAGTTTTGATACGTGAAACGGCTCTAAGCGATCCCGCAATTGTGATGAAATCTTTCAAGACATCATCTTCGTTTTGGTCATACGTGTTAATTGTTAACGCTCGGTAATTGAACCATGCAAATTTCGTAAAGTCGGCCATTAGAAAAGTTCCCGGCGTAATGTTATGGTCAGCAATCAAAGGAATGCCGTTAACATCATAACCCGTATTTGAAAGATACAAAGGCATTACGTACTGTCCTGTGCTGTCTTTAATTGTTTTAATTTTCGTCAAGTCTGCTGGACTAATTAAGCAAGCATTAGGCGTATATTTCCCCTTACCAGCTACGATAATTTGCAAATATGCGTGTTCTAAAACATCTCGCATAGTGACACCCGTTAAGGTTCCTATGCCTGCCTGACGAGCAAAAGCACTTGCTTGGTTAATAATACCATTGTGATTCTCGCCTGAATTGTCACCACTAAGTACTTGGGTTCCAACTTGGATTAAGAAATCCTCGCGTAACTCGACAATAGTTTCGTTCAAAGTAAATTCTACATCCTCAATGTTTTCTTTTGAGATTTTAGAATAAGCGGTTGTTTTCTTTGCTGATGCTTGTTCCTTGTCAAACTTGTAAGAAACTTGATTGAACTTGGCTCCTTCGGCAGTTTGACTCACGCCGCCTTCCGAAGCTGTCTTGATAACCCACTTTACGATTTCTGAATTAGTTGTGCCTATTCGGATATAATCTAATATATTGGGTGTTGCTTTTGGGGCTTTGGCAATCCCCGCTTCTACATCTGCAAAAAGGTCCCTCAGCCCAACTGTGGCAGAATAGCCACGTGTCATGTCTGAAACGGCTTTTAACTGAATATCGTCAAACGTCATTCTCATCCCGCTCTTTATTTTTGGGATGTTGTCTTTTGTAAATACTTTATCCGCTAATTGGTTCGCGAATACAGAACCCGTTTGATTCGTGCTTTTGCGACTTAGTTCGATATTGTCTAGCTTGTCCTGCTGCTTAGTTAATAAGTCGGTCAGTTCAATTAACTTATCCTGAGCGGATTTTAATTCTAGGGTGCTGGCTTTTTCTTTAACCATAGAGATAAACTCTAGTTTTTGGGTGTCGATTTGCGACTTGATTCCGTCCGCTTGTTCTTTGATTGCGGCTTTAATTTCAATTAATTCCATTCTTTGCTTTAGATTTTAAATTGTTCGATTAATTCGAGAAATTCTGTCGTCGGCAAAGTGTCTGGTGACGGCTTTGTGAGTTGCTTTATTTGCTCTTGTATATATTCAAATTGCGGTATGATTACCGTCTTAAATGTTTCGTCTGAATACGTGCCACTTGCTAGGGCTTTCGCAAGGTTTTTAAATAATTCGGCGTAATCGGCGGCTGACTTTACGCCTATTACCGGCGTAAACGGGTTAGCTGCATCTACTTGCAAACCTGACCCTTCGACTAGGTACAATTCAGAAAGGATGTTACCCTCAATACTCATTTGTTCTTTTATCTTTCGATAGCCTATTGAGTGTTGGGTTATGATTTTATCTTCGACCATTTTTAAGTAATCTTGCCCTGCTGTCCAGTTCCCCACTTTTCCTTCATAATACAGTCCGTAGTCATCTTCTTTTAATTCCAGAAAATGACCTACGTTTTTATATTTATCGTGGTCTTGGAGAAAACGAATGGATTTTTTGCCGTTCGGGCCACGCTCGGCAATTGTTTTGGCAAATGCCCCTTTCCGCACTACGTCGCCGTCGTAATCTTTTACGTCAAATGCCGACAAATAACCCATTACAATTCCTTGCTTTGTGTCTACGTCCTGAATACTTGACTTGCTACCGTGCGATTTATACAACATATTATTACCCCGTTTTATACAAAGTAACATATTAATATTGCGTAATATTGCGATAATGGAACGGGTTGGCTATATTTGTACTTCACCATTACTTATATGTACCTCAAATGAAATACCACGATGATTATGTATGTCAAGTCAAAGACATATCAAAGCACTTCGGAGTTAGTCCAAACACGGGCAAAAATATGCGAGATCAAACCAAGTTGAGATTTGGCGTAAAGTTTCGTGGGAAAGTGACCATATCGCAGGTGCGAACCGCAAACGGCTTGGATAGCAAGGTGGCGATAAGCTACCGGGAACTATTAGCGAATAACATCCTTGAAATCTGCACGGAGTTGCGAGAGTCAAAAGGGTTGGCTACTCATAATTACATGAGCGTTGCGGATGAGTCGGTATTTTACGAATTGCTTAAGACTTTGTGCGAAAAGCACGAAATATCTGAGCAGGTTATTATCAGGATTCTATCAATACGAAGTGCAGTTTCATCGAATTACCAGGAAGAAATATGAAAATAGGTTACGCGCGTGTTTCTACGCACGAACAAAATCCAGATTTGCAAATTGACGCATTATCAGTTGCGGGTTGTGAACACTTTTATACCGATACCATGTCGGGGGCAACCAAACAACGCCCAAAACTTGACGAACTAAAAAACTTCATCCGTAAAGGTGACACGCTCGTAGTTTGGCGGCTTGACCGATTAGGTCGGAGCATTAAAGACCTGATTGAGTTAAGCGAATGGATGCACACAAAAGGTATCGTTTTTAAATCCATAACCGAAGGGATTTGGATTTAAACGATTACGAAGATGAGAACTGCAAAATTATGAAGCGTTCTATTATACGCTCAAAACACGAACAGTTTTTGTAGTATTTCTTACAACACCAAGCTATACGCTGTTCGACGTTAGGAGAATTGCTTTATAACGGCTGTTATTAATAAAACCGATTAACGAAAAAAAATGATTGAATTAGGCGACATTGAATTTGTTAAGTTAGATTACCCGAAACAAAGATTAACTTTACCCAAAATATGAAAAGTAAATTTTTATTAAACTATTCAAAAATTGAGCATCATTTCGAATGTCCTTTTAAACGCGAAGATTGTGAATTGAATGCTTTGGGGTGGAAAATGAATTACAATTATTTTAAACTTATCGAAAAAAATTTCCAAGACCTCCCGCTGCTTTTAGTTGGCGAACGCGTACTTGTGAGTTTCATTGCTTTTCCCATCGAAAGTAGAACTCTCGACCTTGATAATGACGGATTAATGATTTACCGACTAAGATATACAGCCCAATAACAAAACAAACTATGACAGATATCACAAAAGACCAATACTTAGCTGCCTTAGAT